CGAACTCGCGGATGCTGCCCAGTTGGCTGCGCACGCTGTAGCGGGCGTGCGAGTCCAGCAGGGGCACCTGCCCCGTTGCCGGCCACTCCGCACCCGCCGCGCGCAGCACCTCGTCCACGAGCTCGCCGCTGCGCCAGTCGTAGACGAGCACGGGCGTCTCGGTCGACAGCACGGCCTCGAACGAGCGGTCCTCCTTCTTCCACGTCGACGGCTGCACCGGCGCGCTGCGCAGGCTCAACTCCTCGCCGCCGATCCCTACCCGCTCGTCCTCAAGTGTTGCCGTCGTTCCCATCGGTCTCTTCCTTCATGGCCAACATGGTCTTCACCAGCCCCATGGCGCGGTCCGCCGTGCTCGCCGCCTCCAGCGGCGGCAGGCCCAGCTTCGCGCGCTCGTCCATCGCGAACTTCTCTTCCTTGAGCGCCTGCTTCAGCACCGTGCGCCAGTCGTAGCCCTTCCACAGGCCGCTCTCGATCTCCAGGTTGCTCAGGCCAAGCGCCAGGCGCATGGCCACGGCCGTCGCCTGCTTGTGCGGGTCCACCCAGTCCCAGCCGGGCGGCAGGTTGTGGACCGCGCGCAACTCGGCGTCCGTCATCCCGGCCAGCCGCGCGTCGCCCCGCAGCCGCGCGTCCTCCATCACGATCACCCACTCCCAAGCCAGCACGTTGCGCACGAGCACCTTCTGGAGGAACTCGTACATCGGCCGGCTCTCCAGGATGTTCGTGCGCGCGCTGGAGTAGGTGCAGTCCCCGAAGTCCTTGAGCACGATCTGCCACGAGACACCCATCGCAGCGCCGATGCGCCGCGCCAGCATCACGATCAGCGGCACCAGCTCGGGGAACGGGAAGTTCGGGACGAGGGTCTGGATCTCCTCTTCCGGGTAGAGCTTCAGGATCATCCCCGGCTCGATGGCCTGCTCGATCACGTAGCCGTACTTGTGCGCCGTTTCGCCGAATATGGTCTCCGCGTCCATCGGGGTCTTGATGAACGCGGCCAGGCACGCGGCGATCTGTGCGCGCTTCAAGCTCGCAATCATCAGCAGGTCCAGGTCGCGCAGGTCCTGCACGATGGTCGCGAAGGCCGGCAACGCCCGCGTCTGGCCCGGCCGCTTGACGATACGCAGGTGCTGGATGTTCTCGGCGCTCACGCGCTCGAAGTTCTCCGCCTTGTTCAGCGCCACGTTGTGAGCGGCGCCCGGGTGCACCTTCAGCACCCAGTAGTACGTCGGGATGCTGGTCTTGGGGTCCCGCTCGACGCCGTCCTTGATCCCGCCCGTCATCTCCTTCGCCAGCATGTCGAGCGGCGTGGCCAGGCGGTCGCACTCGACGGTCTCGAACCAGACGGGGTCGGCCCCGTTCCGCTTCGCCGCCTTGCGCAGCACCTCGCCGTCCTCCAGCACCTTGCGCAGCAGCAGCGCCTGCCCCTCCTCGTAGGGCAGGCGGTCGACGGGGTTCAGCGTGTCCTTGCGCTCCGCCCACACGGCGTTCAGCCGCTCGTCCTTGTCGTCGTCGCCCGTGGCCGCGCGCATTTGGATGCCGGTGGAGACGACATTGAGCACGAAGGTCTGGGTCAGCCCGCTGGCCAGCGGGTCGTTCATGTTCAGCTCGCGACTCTTCGCCACGATCACCGGCCGCCCCGCGCCGATCGTCGCGTCCGCGTCCCCGCGCAGGTTGCCGAACGGCGTGTTCTGCCGCTTCGTGTCCGCCGCCGTGTAGCCGGCGGCCCGCAGCCCCAGCAGCACGCCGTTGCGGTACTCGTCGTCGACCTCCATGCGCCGGAAGTGCCAGCGCATGAAGGCGCGGCGCGGGTTGCCCACCGCAATCACCTGGTCAGCAGCCCGCTGCAGCCACGTGCCGCACTGCACCGGAGGGTCGAACTCGGCTCGCCTCATGCCCGGCCCTCCCCGGCATAGCGCGTGACCGCAGTGATGATGCGCCCCCCCGCTGCATGGCGCCCGACCGCCGGCTCAGTGGCCTCCAGCGCGCGGCGCAACCCCTCAAGGCTTTCCCGCCGGCGCATGTAGGCGTCCTGCTCCCCCGTTTGGACCACCATGCCGCTGTGGATGGCCTCCGCCTTGGCGTAGCGCTTCCAGGCCGTCGCGTAGTCCGATGCGTCGATGGCGTCCGCGCACTCCGCCAGCGCGGTCTGGAAGTCCGTCACCGTGATCGTCGTCGTCGCCATACGGCTCCTCAACGGCAGTGCTGGGTGCTACGGCGGGGTGCTCAAGTGCTGCACGGACGCCTGCGCGGGTCCGTGCAGCACTCAGCACTTCCGTTACTTGAGCACCCATCGTGCGTGTGCGCGGGCACGCCACAAAAAGAAGGCGCCTGCCGGGGGTTCGGGCCTCCCGAAAGGCGCCTTGTCGCGTCTCGTGGCATCAGGTCCGGCAGGTGGGTCGCGATCCCGGCCGGCCAGTCCCTGTGTGCCCGCGTTGTAAGCGGGTCCGGCCGTTATCACCGGCCGGACCGCGTGGTCAGGTCACATTGTCGCTCGCCCTCCTGGGCTGGGAAAGGAGCAGACTCCCACTGAACCCCTGACGAGCTATAGTCTAGCCGAGTTCAGGTGGGCGTGTAAAGGGGGCGGTATACAGACTGTATACGGCCACGATAGACGGAAGTGATCAGTGGGGGTCGCAGGCGTCCACCTGCGCCACGGGCAGCGTGAACCTGTGCCCGCAGCAGCGGCATCGGAACGCGGCGAGGTCGAACCCGCTCGACATGCAGACCACCGCCTGGCCGTAGCCGCCCTTGGTCTCGTAGACGCGCCGGCACTTCGGGCAGGGCATGACGCGCACGGGCGTCTTGATCCAGTGCGTGGGCATGGGCTTGTCCGCCGGCCACAGCCTCCGGTCTTCGTCCTCCACCGGCGGCGCGGGCGGGGCGGCCCCACACTCCTCTGGGGGTGCGCCCCCTCGGGTGGACACCTCGGGCTCGCGATGCTCCACGCCCTCAGCCGCCGTCACCAGCCCGGCCGGGACCGGCCGCGCCGGGGTCTCGTGGGCCGTACCCGCCTGCTTGGTCGTCTGCTTCTTCGCCATGGGTTCTCCTTTCGGGAGCGCGTTACTGGTCACTGGTCACCGTCTGTCACCGCCCGATCGTCCATTTCCCGCTCGCCTTCCGCTCGGCGTAGGAATCGCCGCTGCGCGCGCCCCCGCCGCCCGCGCCGGCCGGGGTCGCCGGGGGCGCGGGGCGCACACCCACCACGTCCGCCCCGCACCGCGCGCCGTACGCGCAGTCCAGATCGTGGTTCATTCGGTTCACGCGGTCCCAGTAGTAGACCAAGCCCTTGCCCGGCACGTATTCCTGCTTGTGCTCCTCGGCCATGATCTGGCGCGCGTAGTCGGCCAAGTCATGCCGGTCGGCGTCCGGCAGCGTCATGGACCCCGCCGCGCCCGCCGGCGCCGCGAACCCGTCGTGCACCTCGCCCTTCCAGTGGTCCGAGTGCATGTGCAGCAGGTTGCGCCCGTCCGGCTGCCGCACCATGGCCCAGTGGTTGCCGATCACCCGCCCCTTGCCTTTCTTCACCTGCTTCCACACCGCGTTCTCGTGCTTGGCCGACCCCTGGCCCACGCTGGCCATGTAGCGCCTCGCGCCGCTCTCGCGTACGAAGCGCTGCGTGATGTCCGGCTGGTAGCCCGCGTCCACCAGGCACAAGCGGTGCTTCACCACCTCCTGAGCACCCTCCATCTGCCAGCCCTGCTCCAGCGTGTCGTCGCGGAAGGTCCGCATCGCCGCCAGGATGGCCTCCGGCCGCTTCTCGCGCCCGTGCGGCACCTCGATGCACCCGAAGTCCACCAGGTGCCCCAGCACACCCTCGCCCATCACCCAGAAGGCCCACATATTCCACCAGCACTGGTAGAGCCCCAGGTCGATGAAGCCCACCAGCGCCTGCGTGTTCTTCGGCACCGTCCCGCGCGGGCGCTTCGTCACCTTGCTCAGGATCAGGTCGCGGGTCAGGTCGCTCAGGTCCATCATGTCCAGCTCCCACGGCTCCGCCCACGTGTGCTGGATCACCCACTTGCGCGCCTCGTCCGTGTCCGCCCGGTCCGCCCGCCACTCGGTCGTGGCGATGTCCTGCTGGCGCAGCAGCGGGCTGAAGATCGCATTCCACCGGAACCCGAAGGTCTGGGTGCGCGGCACGGGGCCGGTCACCCCCCCGCGCGGGCCGATCTGCTGCCCCTTGTGCGCGATGATGGCCGTTTCCAGGGCGCCCGAGCGGTCGCCCTCCGTCCATGCCACTCCGCAGCCCGGGCAGTGGGTCCGCCCGGTCTCCCCGGCCGTGATGATGTCCTCCTTGTCCTCCCAGCCGGCGAAGTCCTCGCGTTTGGGGCTCACCCACACCTTGCACCGCGGGCAGCGCCCGCACAGGCGGCTGTCCGTGCCCCACTCGACCACTTCCTGGTGCACCCGGCCCGTCTTGATGGTCATGGTGCACTCGGCGTAGACGCGCGCGCGCCCGGTGGCCATGAACGAGCGCGTGCGGTTCTCCATCTGCCGCAGCGGGTCGGCCTCGCGGCTCTGCACCGTCACCTCGTCCATGCGATCCACTTCCGTCATCACGAGCACCGGGGCGGTGTAGGACGACCGCTTCTCATCGCCGCCCCGCCCGCACATGAACCTCAGAGTCGCGCCGTTGCGGAACCGGATGCTCAGGCGGGGCGTGCCACCCTGGCTGCCGGCGCCCCGCCTGGGCAGCAGGTCGGCGTAGCGGCTGCGCTCGATCACCGGCAGCACGTCCTGCACCCACGTCTCCTGCGCCATGCTCAGCTCGGGGGCGCCGAAGATGACATTCTCCTCCATCTCGAACAGGTGGTACATGAGCGGGATGACGACGAACAGCAGCGTCTTGCCGCTCTGGACGGGCCCCGAGCCCCAGAACCGCCAGAACCTGTCCGAGTCGAACACATCGAGCACCAGGCCCATGAAGGGCATGAACTCGCAGGAGAAGTGCAGGCCCTTGCGGGGCCCCTCGGGCAGGACGATCTCCTCCTCGGCGAACTGCCGCATGCTGCGCCG